TGAGCCATGGCCCGCATTGCTTCCGCTTTGGTCTTGTCAATCTTGGTTAATACTTCTTCCTTCTTGATCTGCTCAGCCTCTTCCGCCTTCATGCGTTGCATCTCTGCCGCCTCGGGGTCTTCGCCGTCACCTTTCAGCTTCTCAAGGAATTGCTTTTTGTTGCGGAGTGACGAGGCTTCCACCAGCATCTCAAACGCCAGCGGCTGCAACTGCGGCGGTACGCTCGGGAATATGGCAACCATGCTTTCAAACTGTTCCTGTTGAATGGTTACGGTATCCGGTGCGTCTTCCAGAATGATATCCACCATCAGTTCAGCAACTTCATTCTCTACCGCTGGCTGCTGCGCTTGCGGGTCCATCATCAATTGCTGGATCTCTTCTTGGCTAATCTTCTGCCCTTGCGCTTCCAACTGTTTAACAAGTTGCTCCCCGGCGGTGCTTGGCACGTTCAGCCCTACCCACTTGAGGTTGTTCTCATCATCAGTTACCCGTATCCACTTCTCAGCGGTCCAGTACTGGCGAATCCTGTTCCATACCTGCCGGTAAACACGTTTCTGCCATGCCCGTAAGCCATCCATGAGCGGGCCTACTTCCATGTTGCCAGCTTGCGACTTGAGCGCCACGGCACGGCCTGAAAGCTGCCGCTCGTCGTGTCCCGTCATAGTGCTATTGGGGCCGGATGCGTCGATGGATGCACGAGCATCGGCAAGCATCTGGAAGTTACCCGCTGCCATGTCGTTGGTCGGCAGTACGTCGAACTTCATATTCGGCGTGACCTTCACAGCGCCATCAGGTTTTGCCAGCTCATTGCGTGCGGTGTTAATGTCATCAACTGCGCCGTCCTCGTAGACAACCTGCCGCATGGTGAGAAGGTGCAGCCCCTTCGACCGCCGCTTGTTCACCTCGTCCTGCATGTCTATCCATTGGCGAACGAGGCCAAAGCGGTTCCCCTCCCGGTCAACAAAGGCTGATTGGAACTCTAGCGGGCAGTCGGGATCTCCGTACTCGTCAAGGTAAGGGGATGGCTTAGGACCCTTCAGGAAGCCAGCGCCGGTAAACTCTGCGTAGTGCCACACGCCACCCTTCTTAAAGTACATCTGCACGATACGGACGCGGTTGCGCTTGGCGTCCCCAAACGAGTGTGACGGCTTATCCTCATACGTGCTGCTCTGGCTCTGTGACATGGTATCGCCAAGGATGCTGTCGGCTTTCGCGTTGCCCTTGTAACGGTCTAGCGCGTCGGCCTTGTCCATCCATATGACAATGCCCTTGTACTTCGCGTCGCTGAAGTCTCTGGCGCGTGAGTGGGGATCGTAGAAGATGCGGTCCCATGGGGTGCGCTTGATGAGGATGTCAAAGTCTTTGCCCCTCGGCTTAACAATGACCTCGCAGCCGTATGCGCCGGGTTTCAGGGCATCCTCGAAGCACTCTGAGCGTACTTGGGGGAAGTCGTTGGACTCTATGACATAGCGAAGTGCGTCAGTTGCAGCATTGGCTGCATCTTCATGTTTAGGAGTGCGAGGGAATGCTTTGGGGTCAGTGCGTTGGCTGCGCTCAAAGCCAAGGAGGTAATCTATTTTGGGCTTGATACGGTTATCGACTACTGGCGGCTGTTTCCGCTTCTTTAGCGCGTTTAATTCGCTCTGTGTAAGCTGGATACAGTTGTAATAATCAATATCCCGCTCGGACAGCTTGCGGGATTCTTGGGAAAGGTCTTCGGAGTCGAGGAACCACTTGACGTATGTCTCGTGGCTGCCGTAGTCGATCTGCTCTTTATCTGCCATGCTGTCTCCGTACCATCTCGCGACGGTAAGAATTAACGGGGAGGGGTCGGTATCACCCGTCCGGTTGTAAGGGTACAGCCTACGCTAATGCGATCATTGACTGCATAGCCTTCCGGCCTCTACTCCCCGCTAAAAGCTTCACTGCCTCTCGGCGTTATTGCTACTTTTAAGCCTTCAACGCATCGCGCAGGCTCTGGCGTTCAACCCAAATGTGCCGCCGCTGTGAGTACCCGTAAGGGTTGGGGAACGGCTTGCAATTCAGGCTCTGACCATTTCAAAGGAGATATCCCCCTGCCTATACTGATTTCCATTCGTCGCTGTCGTCGTCCCGGTCAAACTTGCGGTCCCAACTATCCTTGACCTTTTCCTCTACTGGCTTCGGTCGTATCCATGGCCGGGACATGCAAGCGTATCTTATTTCATCTGCGGCATGATCTTCGCCGTCTGTGTCCACGTCCTCAATGTTGTGCTGATCGTGCTGCAATGCCGGGACGGTGCGTATCGTGTCAACACAGGTATTGAAAAAGTAAATCATCGGCTGTCCATCTATGCCGATCAACCTGTCATTTAACTGTGTCCATCCCGGTTGCCGCTTGTTGTCTCCCGGCTTCCATACCAGCGGCAGCATTGAATTGGCTATTGATGGTCCGCCGTCTTCTTTAAATATGGCCGGGTCTGCTACTCGGTAGGCTATCCGGTCATTCCCTTCCCGCTCTTTGATGCCTGCCGCCACTGCCGCCGCGCTCATCTTTAAGCCAACGTTCGGAGTACTCATGCCGTACCACTCACGGTATCGTATCAGTGCCGATCTCGGGAACTGCGTCAACTCGCCGTCTGATACCGCCCACCATCCAACTGAAAAGGGCCGCGCTGAACCCCAATCCAGTGAGCAAAAGCGGGTCCACTGTGACGGCAGCTCAACGGGCTGGATAATGTGATGCTTTGACCAATTGGAAAAGAACGCGCCTGCTACTATGTTCCAGTTACCCTCTGTCCACGCTAACCTGAGTGCTTCATTACCTTCTGTCGCTGCCAGGATGCGGGAACGGTAGTTTGGGTCATTTACTGCCAATATCCGGTTGTCTGCCAGCTTCGAAGGTATGTAGATCCTGGTAAAGCCTGTTTCCGGGTCAGTGTACGGTGTCAATGGCGGTGCAACGTCAATATACCTGCGCTTCACCCATACATGCCCCACGCCGCCAGGGTTGCCCGTTGCCCTTACCCTACATGGGACGCCATGTGCTGAGCGGAGGGTGGATAGCATCTTGAGAAGGCCAGAAGGCGTTGCATACTCGGTGACCTCATCAAATGATATTCCGGTGTACTGGTGTCCGTGGTAGCGCCCATAGTCCTTTTCGTTCTCAATGTAGCGCATCTTGACGGTTGCGCCGTTAGGCCAATACCAGCAGTTTGAATAGGGATTGTTGGCACTTGGCTGAGTCTTGAAAAAGCCTCCTGAACCTGGAAATATCTCACATGCTCGTTGCTGTAGTTCTTCAAGCTCGGCGTAGGTCTTCCGAAACATGATGCCGCGCCACTTGTCATGGTATTTTAGTGCTCCATCTTCCTGGAAGCCAAGTTGATAATCACTCTTGCCGCCTCCACGTTCGCCTCCGAAAAATAGCTCATCGCACCAATCGGCATCAAGTGCCGCTAATTGCGGTCCAATTTGCGGGCACCATACCATAGCTAAACCCTTGCAAAGTCGCCATATATTCTAACCGCCGCCGTTTTATACGCTTGATGCGCTTCGGCTTGTTGATCAAATCGCCCCAGAAAAACCTTTTTGCCATTTTCTCTGATGTATGCTGCCCACTTGTTCCTGTCAGCATTCCAATAAACGCCTTTCACCCCGTCGTCCCTGCGGGAAA